ACTCGCGCCGTGTGGCCCTTTCTCGTGGGCTCCAGTACATACAGATTCAGCCGACGCCGGGGCGGCTGGATACCTCCATTAGTCCCCGGCAAACAACCAAGGAGTTCATCACATGAACAAGCGTTTTTCGTTTCGTCCCGCCCACGCTGCCGCAGTGGCTGCTTTCGCTTCCGTCGCAACTTTCACCGGCGCGGCTCATGCAACTCTGCCGCTCGGTCTGTCGACCGCCATCGAGGCCTATCAGACGGACGCGACGACCGCGCTCGGCCTGATCATGGGCGCGGGCGTGGTGGTCTGGGGCCTGATCAAGCTGAAGTCGAAGCTGGGCTGGTAAGCACGCATCGGGGGTTCAAGTGGCATCACAAGTGATTACCTGCGGCGCGGCCTGTACGGTCACGGTGCAACTTGAGCCCTCGGCGGCAGACCCTGTGCGGCTGGAGGATTACGGGACGCTGTTCGGCTTCCTCCTGCTCGCTCTGGTCATCGTTGGGTGCGCCAAGGCGCTCGCCAACCTGTTTTGGAAAAATCATGAGGACTAGCCATGTTGCTCGAAGCTATGGTCGTCGGTGGCTTGTTGCTGGTGCTCTTTGCTGGCTTTCGCTGAGTGCGTTTGCTGGCGTCGGTCGGGATCGGGCAACTGGTCAGGCCATATGGGATTCGGCCATTAACGGTCGTACCACGAACATTGGCACGGACGGCGGGGCCTGGAAGGTCATCGGTCCGGCCACTACCTCGGCCGGGTCGGCTGCGGGTAGCGCGAAGATCAGCGGCACGGCCACCGCGACGGTGGATGGCACTAAGGTGCCCGTTAGCGTGTCGTCCGGCGACATCACCAAGGGGACCATTGCGAATGTCGTTGCGGGTTGTCTGACGGGTGGCTATGTCGGTTGTGCGATCACGGTGGCGATGCCTTTTGCGATGCAGTGGATGGCGACCAGTAGCGTTCGCATCAACTCCACGACCGGCGCGAACGAGGTGGTTCCGGCTGCTGGCAGTCAGGGCGGCTATTGCTATGTCTCTCCCTGCTACCTCTACGACGTCGATCCGCCTACGGGCGCCCCTGGCGAAAAGACCCGCGACCTGGACAAGGCGTGTGCGAGTCGTCTGCTTCCGACCGGATATACCCATGTCGGCCCTGTCTATCCTGGGTCTTGCCAGCGCAGGACCAACACCGGCACGCTTGAGACGTTCAATATCTCGAAGTACTCGACCACACCTATGTCGCCAACGTGGGTCCCTGGGACGCCGCAGAATATCCGCGATGCGCTGTACGTGAACAACCCGCCCATTCAGATCGTGGACGAGCTGGCGAAGTTCGGCAACATCAATTGGCCGGGCTGCCCTGGTGGCGTCTGCCCTCCGTTGAGTTCGCCGCTGAACCCTGTCGTGTCGGGGCCTTCGTCCATCGCCAAAAGCTCGACCACGGTCAAGACCATGCCGGACGGCTCCACGGTCACGACGACGACCAGTCAGACCCTGACATACAGTGGCCCCAATGTCACGGCCGGGCCTATCACGGAGACTGAGATTTCCCGCAACCCGAGCGGCGTGACTACCGGGACGACGACGACCGTCAAGACCCCACCGACCGAGCCTGATGGCGGGTCGGTGCCCCCTCCTGAGGAAAAGGAGGACCCGCCCGTACAGTGCGACAAGTATCCGAATTCGCTCGGCTGCTCGGAGTTGGACACGCCGAGCGGCGAGATTCCCAAGGAAAACAAAACGCTCACCTATGCGGCAGAGTCTCCCTTTGGCGGCGGCAGTTGCCCGGCTGATCGCATGTTCTCGAGCTATATGACCGGCCGCACTTACAAGGCCTGGGACTTCGCGCAAACCTGCTCCTACATTGCCACGTATGTTCGGCCGCTTGTGCTGCTCCTGGCGACGTTCGCGGCCTTCCTAATCATCATGCCGGGCAAGGTGGAAACATGAAGTTTGGAACGTTCCTGCTGGCGATGGTCCAGCCTCTGTTGGCCAAGATTCTGGTGTCGCTTGGGTTCTCGGTCATCACTATCGTCGGCATGAATACGGTCATCGACCAGTTGAAGTCCACGTTGATCGGGCGCGTCAACTCTATGCCAGCCGACATGCTGAACCTCGCGCTGTTCGCGGGCATTGGAACCGGGATCGGGATCATCTTTGGCGCGTGCGCCACCAAGCTCATGCTCTGGCAGATTCAGAACGCGACTTCGATGCTCGGCAAGAACCCGGGCTGAAAAAAGAATACGATATCAGGGTTTCCCCTAGTGCAAATACCTGAAAAGCGAATACAATAGAGGCTTCAACACAAGGAGTCTTTCATGAGTACGGATCAAGCGGAAAAGGAATGCTGGCAAGCGGTGGATCGGGCTTCGGCGGCGCTGCATGAGGCGTTGGCAAGGGCGCAGGATGCCGGATACGGGGATCAGTTGATGGCGGCGCTGAGCGAAGTGATCAACGGGCTGGCAGCCGTCGAGGAGATGGCCCCATGATTAAGCTGATTACCGGCAAACCGGGCGATGGCATGACATACGGTCCCGAAAATCCGCCCCCGTTGCGCCGCGATGGTGAGTCTGTGGCTGACTATCGCGTGCGGTGCGGGTGGGATAAGCCTTCGGTTGGCGGCAAGCGTGAGGGGTCCGGCCGCAAGGCCCTCGATCCGCAGGGCACTATCGTGACGACTATCCGCCTCACGGCTGAACAGCGGTTCACGCTGGATGCGCTTGGCGGCGTCCAGTGGTTGCGCGATTACCTCGACCATATCCGCGACCCTTTCCCGTTGGAAGGCAAGAAATGATCACGTTGATTACCGGCACGCCAGGGGCGGGCAAGACGCTGTACACCATCTCCAAGCTGCTGTTGCCCCTGGTCGGTACCACTGTCAAGCAGGAGGTAGACGGCGTGATGGTCGAATATCCCCGGACCATCTATACGAACATCAAGGGCCTGCTGATCGACCATGAATTGATCGATGGAAGCGATAAGGGCGGGCTGCGCAACTGGCACGAATGGGCGAAGCCCGGCAGTGTGATCGTGTTCGATGAGGTCCAGAAGGTTTGGGAACCTCGAGCTAACGGCTCGAAGGTCCCTCCTGACATACAGGCCCTCGAAACGCATCGCCACATGGGCGTGGACTTCATCCTGATCACTCAGGGGCTGATGCTGACCGAGCGCAATCTGTGCATGCTCGGCAATCGTCATTTGCACGTTCGGCGCTTCGGCAACATGCGGGCGGCCATCGTCTACGAGTGGGACCATGCCAGCCGCTCCCTGCTGTTTGCGAAGGCCTTCACGAAGTCGCCCTGGCGGTATAACAAAAAGGTTTTCAAGCTGTACAGATCGGCCGACTTGCACACCAAGCAGCCGCGCAAGCTGCCGGGCCTCGTGTGGTTCCTGCTGGCTGGTCTGGTGGCGATGGCGGTCCTGGCTCCAACGTTCTACGGGCGGATGCAGGAGCGAATCGGCGGCCCGGTCGCGGCCAAGTCATCGACTGAGGCAAAAAAACCCGGCCAAGGGCCGTCCAGCGGCCTCGACGCACCTTTGGCAGTTGCAGCGGTCCCTGTCAAGGCGGACGAGAAAGAAAAGCCGGTGTTCGCCGGTTGCGCGTTGATGGGCAGGCGATGTACGTGCTTCGACGCGGCAGGCATGTCGGTCGATAAGGGTCCTGGGTTTTGCACCATCCACACCGGGGCGGAGAGGCATCAGGCCCTCAATGATTTGAAGCGGCTCGTCATCGCGGATCAGGAGCGCCACACCCTCCAGCTTGCCGCCGCAGAACAGGATAACTCCCTGCTGATGTGGGTCGGCGACCAGAGAGAGCGGGCCGGGGCGGGCAAGCTTGCGCCGCACGCCACGGCCCGCGCACTTTCCCCCGCTGACTCTCTTGTGGCAGGTAGTGCACCAGTCGGGCGAGCGAATTAAATGCTTGGGGTGTTGTCGCTCCTGCCCGGAGGGTGGCGACCTGTCGGCATGTCCAAGGGCTTCGATGGGTCCACGGCCACGGTGGGACGCTCCGCTTTCCCCTGGCTCGGTGATACGGCAATGGGCCCCGGTGTACTACGTGGATCGGCTCTCCCATTCGAACAAGCGAGGCGGGCATGGCTCTTAAGCGCGTTCGGCGTGGCTGGATCGAGGGGGCGGCTTAGGGGCGTCGGTCGCCTTCACGCGCCACCGCGGCCGGTTGCCTGCGCGTCTTACGAAAACCTATCCAGTGTCCGGGTTGGCTTTTGGGCTTCAAGCGAGCAGCAGTGGGGTTACATGCCTAGTCCTGACAAATCGCTACTTTTGCTAAGCAGGAAGTCCAGGGGGTATGGGGGGCTTTCCCCCCATGTGGGCCTTCGATCAACCTATTCCCGGCTTAGTGGGGACGGTTCTCCATGGCAGCGATGGCGATCCATTTCTGCTCATCCTCGCCAATGTCGCGGGCGATGGCCTGTGCCATGCGGGGGCTTAGCTTCCCTCTGTACAGCGCGACGTTCAGGGCGGTCCGATTCAGGTGGAGGCGGCGCGAATAGTCGGCCAAGGTCATGCCCTGGCGGTGGCGCAAGGCTTTGTCAAGCAGATCAATCGAGTGCGGCATAGCGTCCTGATCATCGGTTGTCAAGATGAATAGATTAGTCAGGTAGCGTTGTCGAATCGTAAGTTTCTGTGGTAGGCTCCGCTCCGTTGTCGCCGTGACAACCTACCTACAGGAGTCAGCCTGTGATCAAAATCACAATCGCCCAAGCGTCTTTCGAGACGATCCCTTACACGTCCAAGAAGGACGGCTCTGCGCAGCAGCTGCGTAAGCAAACCGCCTACGCGCATGTCGTTGACAAAGATGGCGCGCCGGGCCTGTACCCGGAAAAGTTCGGCTTCCTGCTGAACCGCGACGAAGCACCTCACGCGGCCGGCGAGTACACCATGCACCCCTCGTCGGTGGAGGTTTCGGATGGCAAGCTGCTGTTGCGAAACGTTCGGCTGACTCCGATCGCTCGCAAGCCCTCGGCCGTCTGAGGGGTGCACCATGCACGCCTCGCTTGAACTGCTGCGGGCGGCTCGCCTCGCGGCTCTCGATGCGGCGCTTTCGGCGCTGATGCGCGATGCGGTTTCGCAGGAAATGGACGGCATCGAAGTGCGCGCCACGGTCGATCAGGGCCAAACCTGCATTGATCTGATGTTCCTTAAGGGCGGCATGCCCGTTACGGGTTTCGACCTGTGAGGCGCTTCCTGCAAACCATTATTCGCGGCTACGGTTGGCGGCTCGGCGCTCTCGCTGCGGTTGCTACGGTCGCGGCCATCAAGGCGCTTCTGTGACCTTCTGCGCCCCTACAAGCCCGGATTTCCTCCTGCGCCCGCGTGGTGCCTATGTGGGCGCTCGTCAGGCTGTGGTGGACGCTTCGCGTCGTGATGCGGCGCTGGTGATGGCGCGTCGTCGGATGACCGCGCAGGCGAGCGCAGCGAGCGGGCTTGTCTCAGTATCAACAAGTGGTTTTGATGATCTTTCGATCCCCACGCAGTGGGCCGAAAGGTGCATCAAGATCGACCGCGAGCAGTCGCGGGTCACCCGGCTTCGCAAGGGTGTCGGCGTCGGCTCGAAGTGCCTTCTGAATCTCGGCGAGGGTCGGGGCGAGAACAACGTGATGGTCACCCTCACGTACGACCTGGCGAAGCTGGAGCGCAAGCTTCGGGACGAGGGTCCTCAGCATCCGGTTCGCATGGGCACACACGCCTACTGGCAACCCCGGCACGTGTCGGACTACATCCGGGCCGTGCGGCTCTGGTTCTCGAAGCGCTGCCCCGGCGAACGCCTGCGCTATGTGTGGGTCGCAGAGCTTCAGAAACGGGGCGTCCTGCACTACCACGCGGTTTTTTTCCTTCCGGCAGGGGTCAGCATGCCCCGCGCCGACAAGCGCGGCTGGTGGCCGCATGGCATGACCAACACGCTCAAGGCTACTGCACCGGTCGCGTATCTCATGAAGTACGCGTCAAAGGTCGAGAGCAAAACCATTGGAGGGTTCCCGCGTGGCGCTCGGATCTATGGAATTGGGGGCTTGGATGCTCCTGGCGCTGCTATCAAGCGCTGGTGTCTGTGGCCTGCTTATGTGCAGGGCAATGCTTCGGTCTCAGACCGCTTTAGGCCTGCGGCGGGAGGCGGTTACCTCAATCACGCTACCGGAGAATTTCTCGCGTCTGAGTTCGTCCCAACGGGCGGTGGTTTTACGAGCTTTATACGTGTTCGAACCGGACCTAGGGCCGTCGATGGCCTGGGACATGCACTCGCGCCGTGTGGCCCTTTCTCGTGGGCTCCAGTACATACAGATTCAGCCGACGCCGGGGCGGCTGGATACCTCCATTAGTCCCCGGCAAACAACCAAGGAGTTCATCACATGAACAAGCGTTTT